GTTTCACCCCGGTCAATCCTGTCCAACTCATCGGATAAAACAGAAGTTTTCAACGCCATTATGCCGCCTCCGAAAGCTCATTGACCATGGCAATGTCGCCCAGTTCAAAACGACCAAAATCGCCGTTCTTCTCAGGTCGCCACTCACCAATGCCAACGGACAACCCAGCACGATACAAAAGGGAAGCAATCGAAGACGCCGAAATGTTGTCCTCATCGTACTCAATCGTCAGGGTAGCACTCCATTGCGGGAACTCTGGCCGGTACCGAAGGTCCATGGCCTGTTGGACCTTGACCTCATCCGTCCTCATCATCGGCTCCCCGTGAATACGAACGCACGGGATTTGACGAACAACATCACGACCGTCAGCCTCAATGAAAAACATCTGACGAGCGTCAGTCATGGTGATGCCGTCAACCATCTTGCTGGCACGAATCGCCGCCTGCTTAAACGCATTACAAGGGAAACCATACGAACCGTCTTCGAGCTTATAAAAACAGGCCTCGTATTCCTCCCGCGGCTTGCGCTTTTCACGCTTTACCGCCTTCTTGATGCCCGCGTGCTTATCCTGCATCTGCTTACGGACCTTTTCCGAATACGCGTTGCAGATCAACCCCGACCGACTCTTGATCGAAAGGTTCAACACGCTGAAGTTTACAGGTTGGATTTCAATAAGATTACTCATCACTTTCTCCATTGCTTTCTTTGTGGATAACCATAGTACCTTTAAACATGGACCATGGTCAATACAGTTTTTACTATATACAGGCATTTCAAAAAATAAAAACTTTTTTTCAAATTATGGAGGTAAAAAAGTGTATATGTGTATAAACGTAAAAATATGGTATGTAACTTGTTGATTACCTTGGATAGTGGTCAATACACTTATTATACACACTATACACTTGGTGCCCTCTGTATACACTCTTCTAGCCGCACGGCCATTTGACCATGGATATAAACAGGGTTAGTTTTGAAAACGCTTATTATAGGAAGATGCTCAATGAAGCGCCGAATGGAAGTGAAAGCAGAGCAAATTGAGGAGTCGCATGGTCGGAAATTGACCAACCGACAAAAGACCTTTGCCCGCCATTTTGTTGATGGAACGCACTCAAATGCAGAATGCGCTAGGTTGGCCGGATACTCTGATAAGAACGGTATAGCCAAGATCCAGGCGCATAAACTCCTCAATGCGAAATACTTCCCGCATGTAGCCGAATACGTTTTTGAGCTCCGAGAGGAACGCGAACGTAAATATGGCGTCACGCTCATGGGACAATTAAAAAGGCTCCGTGACTTGTCGGAAGGCGCCGAAGAAGCTGGTCACTTCTCTGCTGCCATCAACGCTGAAAAGACACGATCCGCCTTGGGCGGCCTTACCACTGATAGGCGGGAGACAAATCACTTCCATGCTATCGAGAATATGGACCGTGACGAAATAGAAACCAGACTTGCGGAATTGCGGAAGAACCACCCAAGCGTTTTTGTAGAAGCCCAGTATGAGGTGTTAGATGGCTCAAAAACCGGAAACGTTGATGTGGAAAAGTCTTCGGGCAAAGATGCCCCAGCATTGGCACACCACGAGAATAGAGAATAGGTTTGGCGGGGGTATACCAGATGTACATGTGTGCGCGGAAAGCCTAGCTTTTTGGATTGAACTCAAAACAACCAAGACTAACCGCGTAAATGTTTCAGCACATCAAGTTGCGTGGAATTTTGCGTATTCACAGTCGGGGGGCATAAGTTTCTTCCTTGTCTCCCCCCTCTCGTCCTCGAACCTATATTTATTTGCGGGGGACCAAGGTCGGGGGCTCGCGGAACACGGGCTTCGGTCGGGGTCGGTCGGGTCGGGGACCATTGTCCCGTGCCTTTGGTCGGGGTCGGTCGGGTCGGGGTTTTTTGATGCGCTGCTCGAGATCGTTCGGGGTCGGGTCGGGGTCGGGGCCGGTGGCCCGCGGCAAGCTGCCGCCGAATAAAATACCCCGACCGGCTCAAGGGGAAAAGCCGGCCGGGGCGGCCACCCGATGCATCGGGTGGCGCGGCGCCATTATGTGCCAACAACCGGCGCCGATGCTTTTTTAGCCCGCAACCACCCGCTGTTTCGGGCTTGGTTCCGAGCGTCTTTTCCGTTAATCGCCGATATCCTCTACCCCTGCGGATATCATGGTTTGACGGTGCGCCTCGAAGACGGCCGCTTTGCCGGCGCCCCAAAGAGTGCCTGTCCATAGCGACTTTAGCGCCTCCCGCAGCGATTCGATCTCGCGCTGCTGCGCGTCAAGAGCCGTCTGTTGTTCTTCAACTAGCTCCGCCAGCATCTCGGGGATGTCGGCGTAACCGTAATTTGCCATCAGCTTGCTTCCCTTCCGTTTTCATTGGAGCAGCGCGATCCCGCCGAACACCTTTTCTTGGTTTAGCAAATCGCCAAAGGCTTCAGCTTCCGCCCGGCTGGCGAACGGCCCGAAATGGACCGTTAGAAGACAAGCTTCGGTATCGGTTAACTCGCCGATTTCCATCCAATACGACCGGCCACCAGTACGGGCTACGCCTTTCGTCGCCATGTGGATCTCCATCGATCTGTGCCGGGATCAAAAAGCACTGCCGCGTCGAAAAATCCTTCGAACGGCATGGTGACGCGGCCGTGTTTTTTACATGTTGCGTTTGTGTGGCGCACGCACGGCGTCATGTCGTAAATCTTGATCTCTTCATCGGGTGCCACGAATCGCCCGCAATCCGGGCACACGCGGATGAAACAAGCATCGCCGTACATAATTCGTGGCCTCTCTTCGTGATCCATTTCACTCCTCCTTGGCCTGGTCGGTGGTCATCAGTACCCCCGCACGACAAAGCCGCTTGTGTCGGCTTTGGCCTTTGATCCTTTCGGATCCAGCCCGACAATGACGGGCGACGGATCCAAGTGCCGCAAGTCGTGTTCCGTTCCGTCGATCACTTTATGACCCATGAATGTTTCCGGCATACCCTCGCCAAATACCACCGCTACATTGTGACCCGCGGCGAGTACCTTTTCCGCGTCGGCTTTGTTGGTTTCCGATAGGCTAAAGGTCAAGTGATAGTTGTCCGGTTTGCGCTGGTCTAGAATGCGCCGCACATTTTTGGTGTAGTCAATGAACTGTGTTTTTGGGAACCGTTCGGGCAATGTTTGCCCATTGTCTGTTTTTACCCGCTCGAACGGAATATCGGTTGACCCATTGGGACGGATGGCCAGCTTTTTGTTTTCACGGTCTGCTTTCCGAATCATTGCGCGAATATGGCGTGCCATTTCGGCCAAGAACGCATTTCGGTCCTTCATGAAAAACTGCGATTTTGCCTTGCGGCTTTCACGCACTTTGTTGGTTCCGTGTTCTAGATCGGAAACCATAGCAGCTTGTCCGCTGTACATACCTAGGCACAAGTCGCGGCAACCTTGGCTCGAGTGCGGGCACAAGTTACCGGCGCCGCCCGTGGTGTGGGGCGCCATGTAGTTGATACCGTTAAGGTAACCGTATTTGTCGGCCTTGATGGCTTTCGCGCTGTCGGTTGAAAAGAATTTTGTAAACTTAGGCTTCATGATGATCTCTCCTTGTTGGTTGTTGACAGGTTTATTCTACCATTATTTTCCAGTTTGTCAAGTCGGGCCGGGGTCGGGTCGGGGTCGGGGTCGGGTCGGGTCGTAAAAAAGCCCCGGCCAGGGTGGCGGCCGGGGCGCCCGGTAGTTACCGAGCGGCAACTGGGGAGGATGTCGCGCTCGAGGTGCGGGCACCGGCAGCTTACGGCCGGCCCCGCTCCCCCGTCAATTTCAAATGGAATTGTTACGCTGCATATTCCAATTCCTCCCCGTCTATCCATACGGTGATTGAACCACCCTTGCAAATATTTGTAACTTGCCCTTCCCCTAACGGGAGGAACTCAACGAAGTCGTCCCCGCTAATGGCGTGGGTTTTATCCCACAATGTGTCGCGGTTGGCCTTTGTTGGCTTGTAGCCTTTGGCGTAGACTACTGTTGAATGTTGAGCCTTCAAGTTTTCGTGCGACCGAAACCTTTTTTTGGTCGGTGACATCAGGTAGATGCCATCATCCTTGACCAGCCAAAGGCCTTGGTCTTCCGTTGTTTCGCCTGTGTACGGAATTTTCCGATCATGCGCCATTGCGTGCTTCATCATTGGCGCGAGGTCTTTTGACCTGAACACTAATTTAGTTTTCATAATTTCCTCCTTGGTTGTTGACAAAGAGATAGTCCCATATATAATGGATCATGTCAACAACCAAAGGGAACAAAGCAATGGCCAAAAACTTATTCAGGAAAATCGCGAAAGATAAGCCTTATGCGGTGTATGAGGACCCGCGCACAGGCTGGCGTTGGGAAGTGCTGCACACGTGGAAAGGTAAGGCCGGCGAGGACAAGGACCGCTATGCGCGATGGTTCTGCCGCGTCAAGTCGCCCATTGTGCCTTATGGTGAGATGGGGGATGTTTACCGTTCCGATGTTTTAGACAACGCAATGTTGGTCGATGCCACCGACCAATGGCGCGCCGAATACGATTTGTAGGGAGAAAGAAACATGTCTGATGGGCGGCCTTCGGGCCGCCCTTTTTTATGCTAGGTCGGGCCGGCCTTCGGGCCGCCCTTTTATTATGGTCGGGTCGGGTCGGGTCGGGGTATAATGCACGGGGGGGACATGATGAAAAAGAACATCGAAGTTTCATAAATTTAGGGCGGCCCGACGGCCGCCCTTTTTTATTGGGCCGGAAACTAGGCTGGGGGACCAAACCCCCCAGCCTAGGACCTTGTCGTTTTCATCATAATATCGCCAACGCATTGGGGTAATCTTCCCTTGCGTCTGCGCGGCTTCCGTACGTGGCCACGGTGAAAGTTCCCTCGCCCGTTCCGTCGCACGTTTGGCAATCGCTTTCGCGAAAGGTTGCAACGCCCGTCTGGATTTCGCGGACGCCGCTACCTTCGCAGGTAGCGCACGCCATCACGATGATAAAGCTATTCATTGCACACGTTCCATTTCACGGATGGGACTGTTTTGAACATATGGCCCTTCAATTATTTTAGGCCCTTCACCATTGGCCGCCTTGTGCGCGTTCATGAAAACAGACAAATCGCGATCCTCTTCGAGGTACAGCGTATCCCCTAGCCGATATGAATATCGGCTAAAGTTAGAAGGCTTTAGGCCTAGCGCTTCGCAGTCGCCTAGTGGCACCTCAAGCCACCCGTGGGCTGCGTCTGCATGGAATTTATAAGACATTGTCTTCCCTTCTGTTGTTGACATCCAGATAGTACTGCCATATTATCCCATAGTCAACAACAAACAGAGAAAGGGAGAGTTATAGGATGGAGATAAAGTCTATCAAATACTGGGTAACCATGACCGACAAATTTATGTCTGGATGGGGGCTTGCCCGAGGCACGATCAACAAATTGGTGATTGCTTGTGATACCTATGAACAAGCCGAGATTATAAAGCGGGTTGCTAACGGTAGATCAGAAATGAAGCATGTAAACATCTGCCTTCGTAAACCGTCCTACCCTAGATATCTCGTTAGTTGGAAAAATTACGACGATATGCCGGGTTGGCGTTAATCGACCCCATCGGGTCGGGATCGGGGTGGCCTTCGGGCCGCCCTTTTTTATGGTCGGGTCGGGTCGGGTCGGGTCGGGGCCGGCCGCCGGCCGCCGGCCGCCGGCCAGGGGCCGCGGCCCCTGGTAGACGTATAGTCTAACCAAGTTAACGGCCGGCGCCTCTCAAAAGCGTCAAGTTTCCGATAATAAAAACTGCGCTTGGCGGTGTCGCCTGATCCCGTTAATTCGCATCAAATGCAAATTAATTACGATATAGGCTTGACGTATCGTGGGATCTCATGGTATAACATGCATGTTATAGACACAAACAAGGGAACAAAATAATGACTTTCAAGATAGACTTGGTTAAAGCAGTAAAAACTCAGGAAAAAATCAAAGCGTTGCAAGCTGAAGTAAACGCATTCAAGGAAACTTATTGCCATATGTTGGATGAAGAAAACCCAGTGGAAAAACTGGAAACTGGCGAGAAGTTTTACTTTCGTAAGGCTGTGGATGCAAAAGGCCCGCATGGGGCCTTAAAACAAGACGAAGCAATTGCTTGGTTTCGTCAGGCAATACAGCAAAAGTTGATCACGCGACATGCTTTTGAAAAGCTTACAAAACCCCACAAGGGACGCAAAGCGTCTTATGTGGTTTCAGGAGCTCAGTAGCAACCATAGGGCGCGGCATCCCGCCGCGCCCATTACTTCAAAGAGGCAAAACATGGATGACCAGCAAAAACATTTAGCCGAACTCTTCGCGAAGCTCATGGACACGCCAGACCATGACGACAGAGAACGCATGATCGAGGACGAGGCATGCCGTCATAAGGAGAGTATTCGCGAATTGGCGCAAGAGAACGCCGACCTGAAGCTGGCGCTCTGGGAATATGAGAATAATTATCGGATGGGGGTGAAAGAGTGCCGACGGCACGGTCATCGCGACACGGGTCGCGGCGTCTGCGCCACGTGCGGCACGTTTCTAGAGCCTTGGGAAAAGGCTTATGATTTTGAAAATAAGAGATGGAAGCGGTGAGTAGCAAACCGCTCGCAAGGGAACATAGCTGATCGGGCTTAGGTACTTAGGGCGATGGTCGATTGATCATCGCCCTACCGACCGTCGGGCTTCGGCCCGGCGGCCGCCCGGCCGAGCGGAGCGAGGACGGAAGATAGTGTTCCGCGGATATAATTCGGTGTATCTGTCATTTAGGCCCCCCTGTTGTTTTTGAACAAAATCGCCTACAATTTTTCACATATATAATTTCATTTGGAGATTGTCATGTTGACGGCGTCTGATGAGGTTTTGCGTGAGATTCTTGCATTGGAGCAGGCGCGCAATGTTTTGGAGATACGTGAGCGCGCGCGGGATGACTTCATGGTTTTTGTTAAGCATGTTTATGATGGTTTCATTGAGGGGAGTCATCACAAGCAGGTAGCGAAGCAATTTGAGAAGTTGTCCGTGAACCGCGGTTCGAGGATCATTGTCAACATGCCGCCTCGTCATACGAAGAGTGAGTTTGCGAGTTATTTGTTACCTGCGTGGTTAATTGGGAAGAATCCTGCATTGAAGATCATTCAGACGACGCACACGGCTGAGTTGGCGGTTAGGTTTGGTCGTAAGGTTCGTAATTTGATGGAGACGGAGATATATCGGCAGATATTTCCTGACGTTGATTTGAAGGCGGATTCCAAGGCGGCGGGTCGTTGGGAGACGGGTCAGGGTGGCGAGTATTATGCGGCGGGTGTTGGTGGTGCGATCACGGGTCGCGGTGCTGATTTGTTAATTATTGATGACCCGCACTCGGAGCAGGATGCGTTATCCGAGACGGCGATGGAGAATGCGTATGAGTGGTATACGTCTGGTCCTCGCCAGCGGTTACAGCCGGGTGGATCTATTGTTGTTGTTATGACGCGTTGGTCTTTGAAGGATTTGACGGGGAAGTTGATCCGGGCGCAGGCATCTGATGTGATGTCGGATCAGTGGGACATTGTTGAGTTTCCGGCGATATTGCCGAGCGGCAATTTGTTATGGCCTGAATTTTGGAAGAAGGACGAGTTGTTACGGGTCAAGGCATCGTTGTCCTTGAGCAAGTGGAATGCTCAGTGGCAGCAGAACCCTGTTGCTGAAGAGGGTGCGATTATCAAGAAGGAGTGGTGGAACAAGTGGGAGAAGGAGTCGATACCGCCTGTTAGTTATATAATGCAGAGTTATGACACGGCGTTTAGCAAGAAGGAGACGGCGGATTATTCGGCTATTACGACTTGGGGTGTATTTCAGCCGAGCGAGGGCGGTCCAGACAACCTTATATTGATGGATGCGAAGCGGGGTCGCTGGGATTTTCCAGAGTTGAAGGAGACGGCATTAGAGGAGTATAATTACTGGGAGCCTGACATGGTTTTGATTGAGGCGAAGGCTACTGGTACCCCGCTCACGGACGAGTTGAGGCGGATAGGGATACCGGTTGTAAATTATACGCCGTCCAGGGGCAACGACAAGCATACGCGGATGCATTTGGTTGCGCCTATGTTTGAGTCTGGGCGGGTATGGGCACCTGACAAGCGTTTTTCGGAGGATGTTATTGATGAGTGTGCGGCATTTCCGAACGGGGACCATGATGATTTCTGCGATTCTATGACGATGGCGCTTATTCGTTATCGCAAGGGTGGTTTTGTAAGCCTTGACACGGACGAAGAAGACGAGGAGGTTTCGAATGTGTTAGCTTTTCGTCAGTATTATTAGTTTTAACTGCAAGGAGTAAGGTATATGGAGTGGATTAAGACGCGGATGCAGGAGCCTTCGAGCTATGCTGCTTTGGGCGGCGTTGTTATGGGGGTTGGCATTTTGATTTCGCAGCCGCCTGTTATTGTTATTGGCATGGTTGGCGGTGTTATTGGCTTTGTATTGAAAGAGAAAGGCGTTATTTAAGTCTGTGTACGGGGCGGGGCCATGCCGGATGGAAGTAATGTTTCGATAATCGATGTTTTTAATGCGGCATGGCCTATCCTGGTTGCTATTATTGGGCTTATAATCGTACTCGCCAAGATGCATGGTGACTTGGAGGTGTTGAAAGACAAGGTTAATGTCTTGTTTGAACTTTGGAACACGAAGAAATGACGCAAAAGAAGCTCGAGAGGAGCGGTCGTTACAAGGATTCGGACCTTGATGGCGATGGTGTTGTGTCAGACACGGACCTTGCGGCGATTGAGGCCATTGAAACGGCTGAGAAGATGAATGCCCAGCGTCATATGGCGTGGTGTGCTCTTGCGATCATGGCTGGGATGACGGGTCTTTTGTTTTTTGTGGTAAGTGAGAGTAGACTGAAGTCTATAAGTGACCTTTTGGGGCTTGCATACATAGCTTTTTCCGGGGTTACATGCGCTTATATGGGAATGAGTGCTTATATGAGCCGGAAATAGGTTGGATTTATGATAATATCGCTTTTAGGGACAGCCCTGGGCTTCGGAACGTCCATAATTCCGGAAATTTTGGGGTATTTCAAGCAGAAACAGGCAAATGAGCAGGAAATTGCTCTTTTAGAGGCAAAAGCTAGGTACGCAGACAAGCTTTCGGAGCTCAAAATAAAGGAATTGGACGCCGAGGCGGATATTGCCGAGGCAAAGGGGATTTATGAGCATGACAGGTCTATTGACGCTGGAGGTTTTGTCAACGCTCTCCGGGGTTCTGTTCGCCCTGTCCTTACTTACGCCTTCTTTTTGCTGTTTGCGACGATCAAGGGCGTCACATTGTACAGTATGGTGAGTACGCAGGGCATGGACTTGTCTGCGGGTCTGGTTGCTATCTGGGACCCGGAAACTTCTGTTATTTTTTCTTCTATCCTTGCGTTTTGGTTTGGTTCACGTAGCATGAGCAAGGCGCGTGCGTGGCAAGCCGAGAAAGGTAAGTAAACCATGGCCGATGAACCGGTTTCCTTGATCGATGGCGGGATGCCCTCTCAAGGGATGCCTTTAGGTGGTATATCCGAGGAGGAGATTGAGGTTGAGGAGATAGAGGAGCCTACTGACATTGAGGAGCAGGAAGACGGTTCTGTTGTTTTGAACTTTGAAGAGATGCTCACGGAGCAGTTACAGGCTGAACCGGATGCAAATCTTGCCGAGGTTTTGGACGAACGTGTTCTGATGGATGTGTCTTCGGAGCTCGTTGGCTATTACGAGGATGACAAGGCCGGTCGTCAGGAATGGGAGGACGCTTATACGGAGGGTCTGGATCTTCTGGGCATTAAGTATGAGAGTCGCGAGGAGCCGTTTCGCGGGTCCAGTGGCGTTACGCATCCTGTTATTGCAGAGGCGGTTACACAGTTTCAGGCGCAGGCATACAAGGAACTTTTACCGAGTTCCGGTCCTGTTCGCACCCAGGTTGTTGGTGCAGCGACCCCGGACGTAGAAAGTCAGGCCAGACGCGTTCAGGAGTTCATGAATTTTCAGATTATGAATGTCATGGACGAGTACGATCCCGAGATGGACCGTTTACTGTTCTATCTTCCGTTGGCGGGTAGTGCGTTCAAGAAGGTTTATTTTGACGACATTCTGGACAGGGCGGTTTCCCGTTTTGTTCCCGCTGACGATCTTCTGGTTCCGTATAACGCGGCGGATTTATCTTCGGCATCTCGCATCACTCATGTTATTCGCATGAACACGAACGATGTTCGGAAGTTCCAGGCTGCCGGATTTTATCGTGATGTTGATATCATGTCGTATGAGGACGATGATGAGGTTCGCGAGAAGGAGCGCGAACTCATCGGTATTGAACGGACGGGCGCTGATGATCAGGATTGCACGTTGCTCGAGGTTCATACGGATCTTGATTTACCGGGGTTTGAGCATGTTCATCCTTTGGATGGCGAAGAAACGGGTATCAAGCTTCCATACATTGTTACGATAGACGAGGGAAGTTCAAAGGTTCTGTCTGTTCGCCGCAACTGGGTTGAGGGCGACGAGTACTACAAGAAGGTTCAGTACTTCACTCATTACAAGTTTTTGCCGGGTTTAGGCTTTTATGGGTTTGGTCTACTTCACATGATTGGCGGTTTGGGCCGGTCAGCAACTTCAATTCTGAGGCAGTTAATTGATGCAGGCACTCTCGCCAATCTTCCTGCTGGCTTTAAAGCTCGTGGCATTCGTATTCGTGATTCTGATGAGCCTCTTTCTCCTGGTGAGTTTCGCGATATCGACGTTCCTGGTGGCGCCCTTAGAGAAAGTATCATGCCACTTCCGTACAAGGAGCCCAGCCAGACGCTGATGTCGCTTTTGGGCTTTGTTGTAGAAGCAGGGCAGAGGTTTGCGGCGATTGCCGACATGCAGGTTGGCGATGGCAACCAGCAGGCAGCGGTGGGAACGACAGTTGCACTTTTGGAACGTGGATCGAAGGTAATGTCTGCGATTCACAAGCGACTGCATCACGCGCAGAAGCAAGAATTTAAGATGTTGTCTCGTGTTTTCGCGGAATCATTACCGCCAATGTACCCGTACAATGTTCACGGGGGCGAAACATCCATAAAACAAGCGGATTTTGATGAACGTGTCGATGTTATACCAGTATCAGATCCGAATATCTTCTCCATGTCGCAACGGTTGGCGTTGGCGCAAACACAGTTGCAGTTGGCGCAAGCCAGCCCGGAAATGCATAATCTTTATGAAGCGTATCGCAGGATGTACGAAGCGATTGGCGTTCATAACATTGAAGCGTTGCTTCCGGCGCCGCAACCGCCGCAACCTGTAGATCCGGGTGTTGAGAACGCATCTGCGCTAACAATGAAGCCTTTGCAGGCGTTTCCCGGCCAGAATCATGATGCACATATAATAACACACGTTGCTTTCATGAAAACGCCGATGGTAATGACGGCACCTCCTGTTCAGGCCATGTTACAATCTCATTTGAGCGAACATATTGCTCTGAAGGCACGGCAAGAGGTTGAAATGCAGATGCAGCAGGTGCAACAACAGGCCATGCAGGTGCAACAGGCGATCCAGATGGGTCAAATTTCACCTGAGATGGCCCCGCCGATGCCACAAATGGGTGATCCAGAGTCGATGGTTGCTGATTTGATTGCCCAGTACACGCAAGAAGTGATGGCGATGCTTATGCCGCCGGATCAGGGGGATCCTTTGGTAGAGCTTCGCGCCAAGGAACTGGATATCAAGGCTTCCGACATACAGCGTAAGGCCGAAGAGTTTGATCAGCGTCTGTTGTTTGATGTTGCGAAGGAGAAGACCCAGGAAGAGTTGGCCGCAGACAAGATCGACTCGCAAGAGGACATTGCCCTGTTACGGGCGGAGGTTAATCGTGAGCGCATTGAGCAAGGCGCCGCAGGAAGAGGGAACTAGATATGTCCCTTAAAGAACTTAACAAGTTTATAGAAAAACAAAAAAGAATCCGAAAAGTCCGATATGGAAAGAAACTTGGAAAGATGTCAAGGGGCGACCTTCAAAAGCATCTCAAGGCTCTGCCTGGGACTGTGAGAACAAACCCTAATTTAAACATGGCTACCTTGGAATTTCTGAGACGCAGTGACAGCGGTGTAGCACGTAAAACAAGAGTGTTTTAATGGCCATTTCCCGCGCCCAGACTTCCAAGCAGCTGACCGGCGGAAAGCGCAGGCGCAAGAGCACGATTCGGAAGGCTAAGCGCAAAAGTAAGATTAGGAAGGTGCTAAAAGAACATAAAGAGGGTAAGTTACGGAGTGGAAGCAAGAAGGGTCCAAGGGTTAAGAGTAGGAAGCAGGCTATTGCGATAGCTTTATCTGAGTCTCGAAGGAAGAGGGCGTAATGTTTCACGTGAAACAAAATGGTTAAAAAAAGTATGGTTGATCAGATGTCCGACCAGCTGGGCGTCACAGAACAGAAAGCAGGTGGTCTTATGCGTAGAGCCAGTATGATGAATGACATGAGTGGGGCACCCGGCATGGGTGGCTTTGAGATGAACCGCGACATGGGCGGGACGGTCATGGTTGTACGCCTTGGGCGGATGTCCCCGATGCGGTATCGTCCGGAAGAGCGTGACGAGGACAGTTCTTTGATCAAAAGCACGGAGAACCAGGTTCGCGCTCGTCACTTCAACAATAACGGCGGAAAGGGGACTTTCTAATGGCTGGGTATATGGATCAAGTTGAAAAAGCGAAAACTTTTGCAGAGTTTAAAAAACTGAGCCCAAATACAAAAATTACTGCTGCTGGGTTTAGCGATCTCAAAAAAAGGGGCCGAAAAAATGTTGTTGGAGGGTTTTCGCACCATTTCAAATGATGAACAATTCATCAAGCGTAACGACGGCGGTATAGCTCGTAAGACGAGGACTTTCTAATGCCTATGAAAGATGGAAAGCCTATTCCGTATCAGGACGGTGGGGGCGCAAGAAAACCCACCAATGCCGAGGTTGTTGAAGCCGTTTTTATCCGTGCTGATCCTGAAGAACCCAAGGATTCTGCAAGTCGTAAGTGGGCGAAGGGCGTCGTAGCTAGGGCCACTTCAAAACAAAAAAAATCAGCGCACAAAAAATTAGACAGTGCGGATCCTGAAATGGATAAGGGGTCTAAGAAGGAGGCGCCCCCACCTAGGGGAATAATGCCAGAGTTTCTACGAAAATTCGAGAAGGGGCGCTCCAGTCCCCAGCCTGCGGAAGATAGGAATATGGGCGGTTTAATCATAGATGAGCTCGGCTATGAAAACGGTGGCATGAGCTACAGTGACCGCGGTCCCATCAAGTATTCCAAGGGCGGCGCGGTAAAAGGCAAAAACTTTAAGGGGTCTTTCTAGAACATGGCCGACCCAACGACTTTTGCTTACAACCTGTTACGAGCAATTGAAAGTCGCATAGAACTTACACAGGATGCGATCCTGCACGGCGCTCCAAAAGACATGGAGTCTTATCAAAGACTTATTGGAGAGCTTGAAGGCCTAGAATTTAGTCAACGGGAGATAAAGGATCTCCTGCAAACCACGGAGGACGAATGAGTAAGACCCTATACGTTCCAGACCACGTTATAGCGGCTAAGAAAGCCACCGAAGAGAAAGTTCTTGCGTCTGCTTATGTTAATAAAGAAGAGAAAGTTCTTGATCCTTCTCTTGTAAGCAAGAACATGAAGGACCGGCTACCACAACCCACGGGATGGCGTCTTTTGGTGATGCCCTACATGGGTAAGGCTACCACGGATGGCGGAATCCATATTCCTGAT